TAGTAAAAAAGGGGGTTTTTACACCCCCCAAGCTACTAGAACTTATGCACCATTAGCGTCAAAGCGGCCTTGGAACTGACGACCACTACAAGTTAAGTTACCAGCCCAAGCCATGATTTGCACTTCTGCATCTTGGTTTGTTGAGTAACGACGGTTAGGACTTAATGGAACCATGTTGCGACGAGCGTGTGGACGCCAGTGCATATAGTCAGTGTTTAGGAAGTAAGCAGTACCACCACCAATACCACCTGCAACACCGTCTGTCTGTGTTGGCCAATCAGCTGAAGGTAAGCGAGTTGTTGGGTGACCAGCATATAAGCCGCCATCCAATACAACATCAGCGTCCATGTACTTGATTGTTACAAAACCTGCGTCAGCTTCGTTAGTGTTGCTGAAGCGTTGCTGGGCTTGTAAGCTATCTACGTAGATGCCCCAAATGTTGTTGTCAACAATGATTAAATCAGTACGGTCATTACCACGAACCAAGCTAGACCACAAAGTGTTCCACAAGCCTTGGATAGTATCTTTAGTTACCGCACCAGCAGTGTTGTCACTTACAGCATTCTGCCAGAAAGTGTACGCTGCGCCATCAATACCACCGTAGCTGTTTGTTGGATCAACAGGAACTGCTGCGTTAAGACCAGTAACTTCGTTACCGCCTGCGCCAGTACCGTCTGAGTACAAACCAGTAGTTAAAAGGTTAGACATAGATGATTCAGCAACTTTTAAGCGAGCTTCCATCAAATCGATGATTGCTTCTTTGCCGCTGTTTTGCAACATTTCTAAACCAGACATTACAACTGGAACTGCTGCTTGTTTAATATCAAACTCAGCTGCACTGATTACATTACTTACGCCAACTGGCAATAAGTCGTAGCCTGAGTACCAGCCGACATTTTTGTTTTCCGCGAAAGAAAGTTCTTGAAGAATCTTGTAACCACCAGAAAATGTTTTAACATTTCCTTTCTGGTTTAAGCGGCGTAATAAAGCGTTGTTTGCTGTGACGTTATCTGCCACTTTAGCGGAACGGTTTGCAATAGTTGTTGCAAGCATTCCCGAATAGTTGGGGTTAGCGAAAGCCATGAGGACTTCTCCTAAAAAGTTAAAGTTAAGTTACGGTTTTTGTTTGACCTGCTACCGAAGGCTGGGGTCTGGTGTTACATATAGTCTGCTACCGAAGGCTGAGACTTTAACGATCTAGGTGGGTTGTATTCTGCTACCGAAGGCTGGGAATACCCTAGTTCTCAGGCACATTACCAAAGAACTAGGGACAATGCAAGGGTTTATCCCATTCCGGATTCCCAAGCGTCTAAGATGTCACTGCGAAGGTCTTGACCAGTACTTGCTCTTACAGGTTCTCTGGTGTTCACACTACTTAACCCACTACTAGCACTTCTCTTTTTGGTGATGTTGTTAGTAGTTTGGCGTTGTGAGATAACCCCTGAGATTTCTGGGTGTAGCGCAACTGCTTTGGTATAAGCTGTTTTTAAGTCAATTTGCTGACCACGCTTAGTTGCAAGGTCAAAAATGTCAGCCATGTCTTCTTTAACATCAGCAAAGAATTCATTACTAGGGTCTGAGGCAAACTGCGCAATACTTTGTTTAGTCGCCGCTGCTTTCTGCCCTTGCTGCTGGTGGTGGTAAGTTTGAACGCCGTTAAGCAACTGATTGACAGGTGCCATTCGTTCATCTATGATCCTTTCGATGTCTGGGCTGTAATTACCTGCGGCAGGTTGCTCAGCCACAGGTTGTCCACTGATTTTAGAGGCTAGTGCGCCATCTAAATCATTGATGTCAATGCCATAGTGGTCTACCAGTGCTGCAAGCTGCTGAGCCTTCTGCTGTGGGCTTCCCATGCGTAGTACTGAAACAGTCTGCACTATGCCACTAATTGCCTCCATGGGGTTTGAAGCGCCTTCTGCGGCTAATACCTGCTGGTACTGGCCTACAAAGCTACCAATGGTGTCATGAGTTCTTCTAGCTTCTGCTGTACCTTGCATAGCAGTGGCTATTTCTTGCTCACGTTTTAAAATTTGCTTCTTAACCTTTTCAGGGGTAGCTCCCCACTCTTCACGGGCTTCTGGGCTAAACCCCATAGGAGCCTTAGTCTGGTCTTCCCCCGCTGGAGATTCAGCGGCAATCGGAGTAGCCTCCTCTTTCTCCTTGGGGGAAGTTTGAACTGGTTCCTCTTCTTCGTCTTTGTCAGAGAAAAAGTCACCTGCTAACTCAGGCACTTCCTCTGCATCTATATCTTCAAACTCACTTTCAAGTAAGTCACGGATACTACCTTCTTCTTCAATTTCTTCTACTACTTCATTTTCTTCTGACATCAGGAATATTCCTCTAGTATGCGGTGGATTGATTCTTTTCGTTCTTGGGTGGCGGCATGGCCCTCACCTAACCTAGCATCTTCTCGCGCTAGTTCTTTCTTTCTGTAGTACTCAGGACTATAGTCACTAGACTGAGTAATACCATGGTCTTTCATGTGCCTGCGTAACTTACCTCTGTCATCTATGACAGAACCATCTACTGGGGAAGTGAATGAATCAAAATCCCCCTGAGCAAAAAAGTGCCGCTCTGTAGTTGGTCTTGAGTACTCATGTCTTGGGATTAACTTACCCGTAACTGGGTGCTGTATCCAGCTAGTACAATTTCTATCTGTTCTACTCACTTTCTGAGTCCCCCCGTTTAGCGGCGTTGATTTCTTGAATTTTAAGGGCTGTTTGAACCCCCAACTTCTCTATTTCAGCCATTACCGCTGCAACTTGCTGCTGGGCATTGATTTCACTGGTAACTTGCTCAGTTTCCATCTCAACCTGTGCTTTAGTAACGATTTGCTGAATGTCGGCCTGCATATCTGCAGATATCTTAGCTAGGTCAGCTTCTACACTGGCCTGTGTTGTCATCATATCTCTTTGTGTCTCAGCCTGAATCTCCATTTGCTTATTCTGGGATTTCATCTGCTCTAGCTGCATTGTGCTTTGAGCTTTAAACTGGGCCAACTGCATATCCATCTGGCCTTTCTGCATTTCCATCTCAGCTTTTTGCTGCTCTGGGTCTGGTTGAGGGTTTTGCTGCTCTTGCTCAGCAGCTTGCTCAGCCTGCATAATAGCTTTATCCAATACACCTTCAATATCTTTACTGCCTTTGAAGCCAGCAAGACCCCACTGCAACATTTGAAGAACAAACGGTGTTGATCCTGGCTGAGCTTCCATCATAGGAGTCGCCATTTGCAGATAACTGGCCATGGCCCCTAAAAACTCTGTTCGCTCTGCTTGCTTCTGTGCAAAGTCAACCATAGCCACGGACTCTGGCTTAATTTCTATTCTTAGTTTAGATTCGTCGTAATCTTCTAAAAGCTGCAAACCCTGCATAATAAGTTCTGGGTCATCGTTCATACCCTCTACATTAGCTAGGCGAGCCATGTTTTCCATGTCAAAGTGCTTGCAGATTATCTCAGCTTTGATTTTCATCAAGTTGGTTACAAAACCAGCGAACTCATCTTGTAAAGCCTGAATACGGATGCTTCCGAACTTAGCTTTCATTTGCGACTGGCCTACACCTTCATACTGGCCGCTTAATTCGCCCCGCATAATGTCGCTCATACCTGTTACTTGCTGCAACAAGCCGATTGTCTCATCACGAACTTCTCGCAACTTACCAAGGCAGTTTACAACGTCTGCGATTGGAAACCACTCTATTGTGCCAGCCAAACCACCTTTCTCACTGATCATTGCCCATTTTTCTACAGGGATTAGGTCATTATCCATACCTTCTTCAAACATACGGCCAACTTCTTCACTACCTGCGTCATAAATACCGACAACCTTAACTGCTTGCGTGATTATACTGATTCTGGTCTGTAATTCATCAATTTCATTGTACAAGTCCTGCGCCATGTGAAAATCACTGCGAGGCATGTACAGTGTGGTGGTGCAGTTAGCTAGAAAGAATGGTGGGCATGGGTAAAAGCCTTGTAGATTTAGAAAGTCTTCTCTGGTCTCTAAAACTTTGCGATAACCTTTGCTGTACCACACCACTTGCTCTTTAGACTTGTCCCAAATCTCCCAAATCTCTGCAACTTGCCATGGGCCGTCATCACCATCCATTTCTATAGAGTTTTCAGGGTCTGTGGCATGTTGTTTCTTATACTCTAGCGCCTTGGCTACTTCTTCACCCCAGCGTTCTACTGCTTCGTCTTTTTTCATGTAAGAACGGAAGCCAATCCAAGGAATATCTTTAAATGTGCGGCTCCAGCCCCAGCAAACGTCTTGCCAGTGAACATACTCTACTGGTGCGGACTCTCTTTCAAGAAACTCCATACCCATTTCATCTATGCCGATCTTTGCAGTGTAGCGAACCTTACTGCACCCTAGTCCTGGAATAAGTCTGTCTTCTAAGTCTGCCGAAAGTACTGTGTCGTACTCTGAACCATTAGACTCTATGTCATTAGTTAATATACGCTCTAAAATGTTGGCCGCTACGCGCCCAACATCGTCTTTTGGGTCATTATTTGTACGCATGACAGTTACGCTGGGGAGGTTGCCATACATCAAAGACTTTAGGGTGGTTATGTTGCTGTGGAATATGTTTAAGTGGAAAGAGCTGCCAGACATAAACTCGTCTTGTCGTCTGATGTTACCACCTAAATACCGCTGTACAACATCTGTACCTTGTCTGTGGAAACCACTAAGCATTTTTCTGGCGGCTGTAAGTTCTTCGTTCCAATATTTGTACTGGCCTGCGGGAGTAGGCTTGAATTCTGCTCTGCTATCTATGCTGCCGCCTGTATCAGACATTTTAAATCCTCGACTTTTGGAATTTACGCTTATTTCCGCGCTCGTTCTCTTTAAATAACTGGTTTAGGGTGAATTTTTGGGGTTTTAACAATGGCTCAGGGTCTTTCTTACTAACATCCTCGCATTCTACCCTGTCTTGCACTACTAAAGCAAGGTAGCGGAACGCATCAGAGCCATTACTTGACCAGTCGTGGAGGGGTGCGTCACTAAAGGACTTAGTTAGCTCATTAAAGCGTCTTCGGTATGCCCTTAGCGCCTCTACACCCTCGTAACACTTGTCGCTGTTGATGTAAACACTAGGGAGAACCTTACGGGCGGCATCTATACCATGTTGGCGGCTTAACCTCGGCACAACCATCACTGGAAAGTCCTCGTCTAGCATCTGCTCCACAGTAGACCGTCCCGTCTGTAGAGTTTTAGCTACTGCGTCATGTGGCAGCCATATCTTGTCAAACAAGTAACCCTTGCTTCTCAGCATATCTACATAGTGTTGCAGGGCTTGCCCTTGGTTCTCATAATAGTCAATTACTTGGGGGCGCTTGCCAATAGGCTCTTGCCAAAACCACCAAGCGCAACTATCACTGTAACCTAGGTCGCAAGCTACCTGAACTGGTAAGCTCGGGTCATAACGGGCTACGGTAGGTGATATCACACCGCTCTTTTCTAAGTTCTCTACTATTGCACTGTAGTATGTACCCTTGACCGCAGCCAAAAAGTCACACTCCATTTCCTGCTCGTATTCTTCGTCAGCCATCTGGGCTTTCATTTCTGTAAGCTCAGACTGGTCTATAAGTCCAGACTCACTAGCCTTTAGAGTTAGGCTGTACCATCCTGGATCACTTTCTGCCCTTATTGATATATCGTAGAAGTGGTTCTTGCCTTTAGGTGTGCCGATAAAGATAGCCCAGCCCTTACGGTCAACCAAGGTGGGGAGTACAACCTGACCCCACAAACTAGGTCGGCTATCGCCAAACTCATCCAGCACCACACCATCTAGGTAAAGCCCCCGCAAAGCATCTGGGTTATCCGCACCGTACAATGTAATCCAGCTACCGTTGAAAAGCTCAACCCGCAGCTCAGATTCGCGAATCTTTACAATAGCATCACCAGCAAACTCTTTTAAGTACACCCACGCAACATCCTTAGCCTGTCGATAGAACGGAGCTATGTAAGCGTAGCGGGCATTCTTCTTGTTTGTGTAACTGGCTCTGGCTATCATCTCGTTTATGGTAGCTACTGTCTTGCCACCACGCCGATGCACTACCAAGCAAGCCCAACGCTCTTTCCTGTTATGCAGAGGTAAGAACTGCTCTCTAGGTTTATAAGCTAACTGTATCTCACTCATCTAGGGGACTCTTCGGTAGGATGTGCTTAATGACTATGTCTGTACTTTCGCCTAGACTGCTGGTGCTCTGGCTTGGTAGCAACTTAGCATACAGCTTAAAGAACTCCTTTGGGTTTTCGTCTGCCCAAAGTGCCAGCCTAGGAGTACCGCCAATAAGGTGGAAGGCATTGTCGAAGGCTTGGACTATCTGTGCTCTGTTGAAGCCAGCACCACGGGGGATTGTAATGCTAGTGGCCTTGCGCTCTGCAAGCTGGGACATTGTTTGTTCCCAGTCTGTTATCTGTACTACTTGCTCTTGCTGCACAACTTCTTGGGCTTCGTACTCGTCAGCTGAGATATACTCCGCAGGCACGTCCACCAAATAATCTGGTTTGTCACTCATTGGCTACCTTCTGTTCTAGTGGGTGTGGCTTGTATAGTTTAAACCACTGCTCTACGCCAGCTTGTTTGTTGTTCATCTGGTCTTTACTTGTACCGCTACGACCTAGCATTCTGTCGTAGGCTACCATTCTATCTACCCATACTACCAGCACTAACGGAGTAAAGCCATAGAGCTTGGCTTGTTTAATCCAATAAGACTTCTGTTTCTTGGTGGGGGCGCAAGCTGTAAGTACGCAGTCTTGGTTTACGTACTTCTGGTAGTCACGCTCGGTGCCTAGGTCTTTGTCGCAAAGGTGGTGGTTTGGGTACTTGGTTCTGGCAGTTGTGGACTTCCCACTTCCAGGACTACCCGACAGTATAACTAACTGAGGCATTAAGCCCTCCGTGCATACATAGTGATTTTAAATGCCATAATTTAAGTATGGAATGAGAGGACACTATGGCCGGATTGTTTTTAAAAAGCAAAATATTTTTTGCCCCCCCTTTTTTGGTAATAATACCACTTGCACACATACCACATGTGTGCTAGGTATGCAACACTGTATGGGTATACAGTGTTGCAAGTTGGCATGGTTTATGCTGTAAGCTGCGCCGCTGTTGGCACAATTACGGCCATGTTTTTAGGCGCAACTATTAACGGTTGCTTGCCCATTTTTAAACCATAGTTTGCAAATTGTGGGTTATTAAACTGGGCTGACATGTATTGCACAAGGTGCCCAAGGGTTACCGCTTTGGTGCCGTTTGCTGTTAGTGCTTTAACGCCAGCCATTAAGCGGGCATTGTGCGGCGCTGTTGCAGCGTACAAAGTTTTAGGGTTGTATGTTACTAATGTTGCGTTAGTTAAAGTAGCCATTTTTATATACCTGTTTTTTAGTTTATTTGGCTAGTGCCCTTTGCGCTAGCCATGTATACATAGTACGCCTTTTTAGTATGTATGCAAGCCCCAACTCTATACCGTTTTGTTATAAGGCTTATGCTTATAAAGTATTAGCATGTATGCGCTATGTATGCTATACGCAAGGTGAACACATTCTGCTCAGCTCACATTCTGCTCAGTTCTGTTCTGCACAGATCTGCGCTGATCTAATCTGCACGGATCATATCGGAGCTAATCGGTATCGGGAGGAATCGGTATCGGAGCATCGAGGGGTTTGGGAACTGGGTAGTTTAAACTCTCAGGGCGGAGCACTCCCAAAAACTAGGCAAACTTTGTTCCTCTGGAAGAGGCATTACAGCTATATTTAATCAGTTTA